CTCTTCCAGCGTCTGTTCATAACCGCGGCAGAGGTACTGCATGGCTTTGGCGGCACGTTTTGGCGTGTCGAGCAGGCCCTCGCGGGACACGTCCTCGCCCAATTGGCCGAGAATCGCGGTGTAGTTCTGTTCCAGTGTCACAGGGGCTGATTCCATAAGGGTTTCAGAGGGGTACTGTTTCTGTCTGTACCAATTTTGTACCAATCAAGCTGTTTTCGAGCTTACCGAGTTCGCCCCAGTCAGTGCTGGAGTTTATCCATCGGGCGTAAGTCGATAGCAACATCTGAACGCTATGACCGAGCTGAGTGGCAATAAACGCAGGGTTCATACCCGCCATGAGGCACATGGTAGCGTATGTGTGTCGGCAGTTGTATTGCCGGCGGGCGCGAATCCCTAATTCGGTCAGTGCAGCCTGGAAGTGTTTGTCGGTTACGCTCGATTGCTGAATAAACTCGAAGTTCTTGGTCGGCGGGAAGACGTAGGGCGATTCGGCGCGTTTGCGGCGGCTCTGCGAAGCGCGTTGTTGCGCCTCCAGCTCGGCTTGCTCAAGGGCGTGCAGCGCTCGGCTATTGAGCATGACCTGGCGCACGTTCCGGGTTTTGGTACGCTCCTCAATCTTGTAGTCCGCGACGATCCGACACACGTTGACCAGTCGTTTCTTCTTGTCAACCTCTTCCCAGCGCAGCGCCGCGATCTCGCTGGGGCGCATGCCGGTGTAGAAGGCGAACTCGAAGTACGCCGCGTAGATCCGCATCGAATGGGTCAGCGTCTTATATAAGTGATCGATGATTTGGTTGGCTTCGCCAACCGTGAACGGATCGATGGGCTTTTTGGCCTTTACCGGCAGCTCGATGGACTCCACCGGGTTACGGTTGATCAGGCCGTCTTTCATTGCGGTACCGAACACCGTGGTCAGGCGCTGGATCGCCGCGCGCTTCACGCCCGGTGTCGGCCATTCTGTGTTGGCCACTACCTTGCGCAGCATCACCGATGTGATGCTGTCGATGGGGAGCATTGCCAGATATGGCATCCAGTACAGATTGAGCGAGCCGAGGTAGTTCTTGCGTGTCCCGGCCACGATCTCGCGACTATTAAGCCACTCCTGGGCGTACTCCCCGAAACGGGGAGTCGCTGAGTAGTTGGCATACGTGGAGTTGGGGAACAGTTCGGCATAGCGCTGATCGTCAAGCACACCGTGCTTGATCAGGCTCGTTACGTTAGCGCGTAGGTCGGCGGCAGCCTTAATCCCCTTCGGCGTTTGGGGATAGGGGAGGGTTTCGCAACGGCGTTGCCCGTTCCAGGTGAAGCGAATGCGGACGGACTGTCCAGCAAATTCAACTCCGGCGGGCAATCCCATTGGCTCTCGAGCCATGCTTCGTATCTCCTTAGGCTGTAATAAATGCGGCTATCGATGCTGTTCCAGACCCCTTTGGGGATGACACCTCTGGCGCGTTTGCCTTGTAATGCCCGGCGGGTGGTACCGACCAGTTCGGCCATCTTGTCTTCCGGAATCTTGTCGACCTGGTAGGTCTGAGGCTGTGCTTCTGCTGCATTGTCGAAGTGCGTATACCCCATGACAGGCTGCGCGGGCGGGCGATCCCAAGCGTTTAGCGTTGCATTGGGTGTGGCTGCCCGGCGCAGCGTTTGGTGGGGTATAAGTGCCTCGGTGGTGGCGCAAGGAAAAGCAGTAATGCCTGCTGCTGCGCAGCAGAGACTCTTTGTTTCAAGTGAGTCGACGCCATTAGCGTGGCGGAGCAAAGCGGTCATTGTTTGGGTGGTATGCCGGTTGGTCTTCATGCCGCTTTCCCCCGGTGTTCGATAGCGAGTTGGTCCATCAGGCGCTGGTTGAATTGAAGTCATGTGGTGTGCTCCTGGTATCACTTGGCTGGTGATGGCAGCCATTCGGGTTGGTGGTCTTACTCGGTTGGTTCGTCCTGCGGTCGCAGCATTTCTTCATCCGCCTTGTAGGCACGGATGTCGATCAGTGAGGCGACATGCCGGATGTGGGCGTACTTCGGTGCCTTGCGGCTGGTGTCCAGCGTGGTGATGGGAAGCTGAATCCGGCCGCTGTTGATCTCGGCCACAAACGACTGCTCGTTGAGGTTGCGAAAGTACTGCTCGCGTACTTTTTCCAGCGGGATCAGCACATCGCCGAAGGTGCGGTAGAGCAGTTCTACGGTGGCCGATTCGGGTGCGGGTTGTAGCCGGAGTGGGGTTTGTCCGGTGTTAGTCATTGGCTTGTTCAGCCTCCTTGCGTTGTTTTCTGGCCGGATGGTTCCAGGCATTCAGGCAGTGGCATCTGGTCAGCTCGCGCAGATGTTCGGGCACTTCGAGGAGCGCGGCATTGCGCTCCTCGCGTGTCCGCATGGCGATAATCTGGCGGGCATATTCCCTAGGCCACGTCACGGTTGTCTGCCGGGATAGCAGGAAGGTCGATACTCAACTGGTCGGCCAGCCAACGGATTCCGGCTTGTCTGACCTTGGTCGACTGGCTGTACTGAAGGCCGTATTTCTCGTGAAACCACTGGCCATCCTTAATCCGCAAGTACTCGCGGTCGCGGATGGGGTAAGCCGGCAATCTGCATTCGTTGAGCAGACCTTTTTCCTGCATGAGAGCTATTAGCTGGGTCCGGGTTAGGCTCAGCTGAGTCGCGGCTTGGGCGAGCGTGCGTTCCATTGCATCCCCCTCATGCTGCATGCGCGGCTGGGGTTGCCGCTGCAGCGAGATGGCTGATGGACTCGGTGACCTTGCCGTAGATCTCGACATCGGTGCCGCACACGGTGAAGCACTTGGTGTATGGGCTCTTTACGCCGATGCTGAGAATGGTGGTGACGCCGGGGCGCGTGTGGGTGCGGTGCACCGCGACGTGCAGGGGGACGTCGAAGCCCATGTCGAGACTCAGTATGCCGCCGGTGCGCACCAGCTCGAACACGCGCTGTTTGTCCTGGATTTCAAACCTGCCGTATTCGCGACTTGCGTGAGGACGATGCTCCAGGTCGCTGATGTTGCTCGGGTCGAACGGGCCGTTGGCAATTTCTTCGATGAAGTCGGCCAGTTTGAGGTGCATCTTCTTGCCGTTTTTCAAGGTCAGCGTGTGGCGTTCGCTGCCCAGTTCAACGACGAAAATAGTCTCCAATGTGCCGCGTTCAACCTTGAGACGGAACGCCAAGGATTCACGTTTGGGTGCCGATCTCAGTACGTGATTGAAGGTCTCGGTCAGGTTGACCTGAGCGTTGAGCAACTGCAGGGCGCGGTTGTCGAGTTTGAACTTGCTCATGCTGCGCGCCCTCCGCCATTTGGGTCGAAGGGGTAGGGCTGATAGTTTTGGGCGACGAGCTTGGGTTTGTTGTTGTGGATAATGATCAAGCAGCCGGTGGTGGATTGCAGCTGCTCGATCAGTTTCCGGTTGCTGGTGCACGCGGGATGGACGTGCAAGGTTGCCGTGATGTGCATGGTGTTGCCTCGCTCTGTGGTGGAAGAGTGAGGCAAATATCACGTATTGTGTTTATTGTGTCAACACGAAATGTGATTATTCGGGCTTGTCATGCGCAAACCGTGATGATTTCAGTATCCCGCCCACTAGATGTACCTTGGAGACGTCATGCTGATCGAGGTGTAGGGGGCTATGGTCCTGGTTGACACTGTCAAACCGATATACGCCATCTCGCAGGTAGATGAACTCTTTGATCATTGACCGGCCGTCTTGGGTTTGAACCATCACCTCGTCTCCGGTGACGTATATCTTGTTGGGCTCAATGAGAACGTATTCGCCACTTTTGATTCGTGGATGCATGCTATCGCCGATGACCCTGAGGCCGTACGCGTTAGGGTCATCACTATAAATGTGGAGATAGCCATCACCATGCCCGACAGGGAAATCTAGTGCCTCGAAATAACCATCCATTCCTAATTTTGCCGTGCCGACTACTGGCACCACTCCTTCCTTCGTAGGGCCAATCGGCTTGACAACGCCTGCTGTCTTTTTGGGGGCCCTGCTCAATATCTGCGGTTCAAGATTGTCCTGTGCCGGAACGAGTTGTTGGGAATTGGTGCCACTAATCAACTCTGCGATCGATACGCCAAGCGCAGGAGCAAGCAGTGTCAGATCTGCGAGATTAGGTTCCCTGAGGTCGCTCTCGTAGTTCCCTATTCGGGATTGTGATGACCAGCCGCATTCTTCAGCCAATTGTTTCTGGCTGAACCCTTTTTGTTTTCTGAGCCGCTTGATGCGGGAGCCTAAAGTTTCCATTCGGAATTTTTATCACGTAATGAAATGTTTTTTTCTCACTTATCGTGTTGAAATAATCACGATTCGTGTTTAGAGTGTGCGCAGTCAAAAGGAGTCAGATTCATGAACCGAATTGCCTGCCTCAGAAAGGAGGCACAGATAAAACAAAGGGATCTTGGTGAGCTGCTTGGTTGGACCCAGACAAGGCTAAGTAACTACGAGTCTGGTCACAGAATGCCAGGCCTCAGTGAGTGTAGGGCAATCACCTCTGCTCTGAATCAATTGGGGGCCGCTTGCTCACTTGACGATGTTTTTCCACCAGAGCAGGAAACATCAAAAGCAGCTTAGAAAAAAGGCGACCCAAGGGCCGCCCAGTTCCTCCCGGCACGCACCACCACAGCGCTGTCGGGTCGCGATAAAGATAGGCGGGCACACCACATGCTAACACCTCTCTTTATCGCGCTTTCCAAGGCACGGATGCCTTGGTGTTGCTGCCTTTTCCACCACAGATTGGGCAGCTGTTGCGCCAGAGGTGAACGACGGATCGTTCGCCTCGGCACGGTGCCGGTGTCGATCCTGAAGATCTAGCCGGCGTTTGGGCCCTTTAAAGCCACGCGGCAAATGTATCACCACTGCATGTCGCGAGGCACTGGCAACATTGAGGATTAATGCCATGAGCCGAATCGCTCTGAGTTCTGTAGAACGGGCGCAGCGGGAGATCCTGCCGCTCGATCTAGCGCTTTACCATGCTGCTCGGGACTATCCCGGCGGCGCCGCTGCAATTGCCGCCACCACCGGCAGAAACGCCACCACGCTGCAGCACAAGCTGTCTCCAACGCACCCCAGCCATACGGTCAATATTCAGGAATTTGGCGAGATCCTGGAGCTGACCAAGGACCGCCGCATTCTGGATGCGGTACACGCGTTGGTGGGGGATACGACCTGGCAGGAATTGGCCGAGGCGTACACCAACGACATGCCTGAAACCTTGACCACCGGCATTGCTGAGTATTTTCGGCAGGTGGCTGACTTGGCTGAGATCTGGGCCAAGAGTATCGGTGACGGCGTGGTGACGGACCACGAACTGGCCGCGATTCGCCTGCAGGTCTTTCGCGGTATTCAAGGATTGCTGGGGATGTTCAACCGCGCCACCTACGTTAATCAAACAACGCGGGGTGTCGATCTTGGCTGATATTGCAGATTTCGCTAACGACCTGGTGCAGGAGCGTCTTGATCAGGCACTCGCTGCACGTAACGCCGCCAAGCCCGCTTCGGCGGCGCATTCATTCCTGTTCTGCGAAGGTTGCGATGATCCCATCCCTGAAGCTCGTCGACTCGCACTCCCGGGTTGCACTCAGTGCGTGATCTGCCAGTCCATCGATGAATCGCGGGAGGCTCGCCATGCTCGATGAGGTACTGGATCAATTCGCAGACTTTGGTCTTGAGCCAAAACTACCGCTGATTTTCAGCAAGCTGACTCGCTGCAAAACAGCGCAGGACAGGGGTGCGGAAAAGAATGGTTGGTACGTCGTCCATGAGCATCACACTGAGAAAAATGAAACGCTGATCTTTGGCAGTTTCGGTGATTGGCGTTCGGGTGAGTCGCAGAAGGTGAAGGTCAAGGCCGGGCGGATGTCACCAGAAGAGCGTGAAGTCATGCGCGCTCGTCAGGAGGATGCCAAACGCCGCGCTGCCGAGGTTAAGGCCAATGCAGCGCGTCGAGCGGCGAGTCGGGCGGTGGGTATGTTTAAGCGCATGCCGGAAAAGGGCCGTAGCGATTATCTGGACCGAAAGCAAATCGTCGGTTTCGGTGTTCGATACGCACCGCGCTCCGGCGCGTTTTTGGTGCCTATGTGTAACGTGCGGGATGAGATCGTCGGCCTGCAGGTGATCTTTCCTGGCAAACAGGAAGACACCGGCCGGGACAAATCCTACTGGCCCTACGGGATGTCCAAAGAGGGCGCCTTTCACCTGATTGGACCGCACCCTGATCCCGGTGAGCCGGTGCTGGTATGTGAGGGGTACGCCACCGGCGCCAGCCTGCACATGGCAACCTCGCTGACCGTGGCCATCGCCTTCGATGCGGGCAACTTGTTGGTGGTCTGCAAGGCCATGCGTGAACGCTTCCCGGGATGCCCATTGATTGTTTGTCGTGACGATGACTGGAAGACCAAGCGCCCGAACGGCGAGCCCTGGAACCCCGGTGAAGAAAAGGCGAACAACGCCGCGTTGGTCATTGGAGGTCAGGTAGTTGCGCCGATCTTTTCCGGCGAACGAGAAGACAAGTGGACCGACTTCAATGATCTGCATGTTGCCGAAGGTTTGGATGCGGTGCGTCGTCAGGTACTGGCGGTGGTCAAGCCGCCGGCCGCAGGCGGTTGGAAGGATCTGCTGGCCCGCAGTGAAAGCGGTGCTTTGATCGCGCACATGCAGAATGTTGAGTTGATCCTCGCCAATGACGAACGCTGGACTGGGGTGATCAGTTACAGCGCCTTCAGTTCGAAGATCGTCAAGCTGCGGTCTGCGCCTTACGGCGGTGGCACTGGGGACTGGGCTGACATCGATGACATGCGGGTGATGAAGTGGCTCGCGCAGCAGTACAACTTGCGGGTCAAGGCGTCCCACGTGATCGAGGCCGTGAGTGTGGTGGCCCATGACCATGCCTTCCACCCGGTCCGCCAGTACTTGCAAAAGCTTGAGTGGGATCGTGTTCCGCGCCTTGAAAGCTGGCTGACGGACGTCATGGGCGTGAAGCAAAGTGAATATACGTCGAAGGTCGGCAAACGCTGGATGCTCTCGGCCGTGGCGCGGGTGATGAAGCCTGGCTGCAAGGCTGACTCGGTGATGATCCTGGAAGGCGCGCAGGGCGCCGGTAAGTCGACGGCAATGAGCATCCTTGGCGGTGAATGGTTTATGGACACACCTTTCGCCCTGGGCGACAAGGACGGGTTTCAGGCGATCCGGGGCAAGTGGATCGTCGAACTAGGGGAGCTGGACAGCTTCAACAAGGCCGAAAGCACCAAGGCCAAGCAGTTCTTTTCGGCGTCGACCGACACCTACCGCGAGAGCTACGGCCGCAGAACCATGGATGTGCCACGCCAGTGTGTGTTCGTGGGCACGACCAACCAGGACGAATACCTGAAGGATGCGACCGGAAACCGTCGCTATTGGCCGGTGGCCTGTACCAAAGTGGATCTGGAGTTGCTGCGCTCGATCCGCGACCAGCTGTGGGCCGAGGCGATGTTCTGCTACGACGCGGGGGATCTCTGGTGGGTGACGCTGGACGAGGCGACGATGTTCGGCGAAGAACAGGACGAACGCTTTGTGGTGGACGAGTGGGAGGGGCCAATTCTGACCTGGCTGGAAGAGTCGCAGATCGGCGAAACCACCACCGGCAGCGAAGTGCTGACCAACGCGCTGAAGTTGGACTATGGGCACTGGACTAAGCCGGAGCAGATACGGGTTGGTGCGATCATGCACCGGCTGGGTTGGCGGCGTGTGCGTCTGCCGGCATTGGTGAAAAGCGGTCAGCGTCCCTGGGCTTACAAGAAGCCGGTAGGGTGGGGCGGCGCCTCGGCTTTGCAGCGTGAAGCGTTCGAGGAGCCTTGCTTTGATTAAGCGAATCGACGAAATGCTCAAGCTGTGGGCAGAGGATCTGCACAGCCCGTACGCAGGTGGCTCGGAGCTGGGCGGCGGCAACATGATTGCCATGCTGATGGAGTGCAAGGGCGAGTTGATTCGCGGCACGCGGGGCAGTCGGGTGCTATTGGATGAATCGGCGGATATCGAGCTGATCGTCAACAAGCATCTGCCGCCGCAGCTGTCGGTGGTTGTGCGCGAGCACTACTGCAATCACGACAGCTTCCTGACGCAGAAGATCATCTATTGC